TACATGCAGCATAAGGTTGATTTTCTTGATCTCGTGCTGTAAAAACTCCCCATGTAGTACACGCACTAAAGTCGGCTGTAGATGATGTACTAAAAGCCGTATCATAAGATTGTATCACATAACTTAATACGGGAACTTTTTTATCTTCGTAAATATTCCACCAATCTCTTTTAATAATAGATCCTTCTTCATTAGAAGGTTGTTGTTGATAAAGAGATTGCCATACACGTTGACCTACTGTATTTTTAATTTTTTCTAAATCTTCTTTAGAATATGCTTCTGGCCATAACGCATTACCACTACTATCAATTGCTGGTAGATCCAGTATTTTCCATTTTTCTTGAGTGTCTTGTAAAATGAATCCAGCTAAATCGTCTTGATGCCATCTTGTTTGAATTAATATAATTTTACCACCCGGTTGTAATCGTGTGTAAGCTACAGATTTATACCAGTCTATTAAATTTCTTCGTTGAACTTCTGATTCAGCGTCCTCTCTTCCTTTTATTGGATCATCTATAATTAATAAATGCGCACCTCTACCTGTAATCGCTCCACCAGCACCGACTGCACTATAAGTTCCACCTTGCATTGTATGAAAACGTTTCGCACTTGTAGAATCAGATCGTAATCCTACTTGTGGAAATACTTTATTAAAATCAGGCGATTGAACTTGGTTTCTTACTTTACGACCAAAGTCATCAGCTAACTCTTGAGCATAAGTCGCTTGTATAATAAATTCGTTTGGATTATTTCCAAGATACCATGCTGGAAAGAACTCACTACATAACATAGACTTTCCATGTCGTGGTGGCATAAAGACAGCAAGTCTTTTAATTTCTCCCGCTTCTAATAATTCTAAATTTTTAGTAATGAGTTGTATATGCGCAGGATCCTTGTATCCCGGGTACATATGTTTAGCATATGCTATTAAACTTTTTCGAGAAATATTATTATTTAATAAATTTTTAAAAAATTCTATAGCATCAAGAGCACGCTTATCTTTAGTTTTCTGATAAAGTGTGATCGCTTCGTTCAACTTCTGTTTTACTATCTGTTCTTGCATTTTGAAGTCCTACTCCTATAGCTCCTTTTTGACTATATATATTAAACAATTCTTTTAATCTTATAAAGGGATCTCTTTTTTGTGCTAACACTAATTCCCATGCTTCTGATTTTTGACCTATTTTTTCTAGGTACCATGCTAATTTTTGTATATCTCTTAATTTAAAATTTTGCATACGTTCACTATGAAGATCATTTGGATCCTCGGGATTTCCTTCATTGTATTTTCTTAACTGAAAAGTTTCATCATTATTATTACCAGTGATATCTGCTCTATCATGTATTATATCTATATCCACATCTCTCATTATATCTAAGCTATAAGCTATCTCACTGATCCACGCATCATTTTGACCATGTAGACTGATATGATCTAGGAGCATAAACCAATCTCTTGGAAAGATTGGAAATATTGCATAAGGGTGTCCAGTTTGTTCTCTTACTTTAAGCACTCTAAAATTTGATCTACGGCTCATGATTTTTCCATCCCAATTTTGAGTAGTCATTATCGCATCATCATTAAAGAACATTAGCCATTTACCTTTAGCGTGAAGAGCTAAAGAATTATTATATCTATGAATATTTTCATATCCCATAGGTTTAAATGTAAGTACTACTTGATTTGGATAATTAGTTGTCTTTAAAAATTTTATAGTTTCTATATCGTCATCGTCTATTGCAAATAAAAATTGAAGAGATTTAGGATTATTTGATTTTTTTATTAATGACTCTACAGATTTTTTTAAAGTTTCTACTCGCTTACGTGTAGGAAGTAGTATTGAAATATTAATCATGTATCTACCCTAGAGTTTATAAGCTCTAGGGTAAACAAAAAAGTTTATCTATTCTTCGTCAGTATCATCATTGTCCGAATCAAAATCATCTTGATCCTCGGATCCTGAATCAGTATCGGCGTTATATTTATCTTCTAAGTCGTTCAGAAGATCATCTATTTCAGCTTGTTTGTCTCTAATGCTTTCGATAATGTTTTCGAAAGATTTTTTCTTTTTAGCCATAGTAGCCTCTTTGTTTATGATTGAGACAGTCACTATACAAATAAATTTACAAAAGAAAAGAAAATTATTTTTTATTTATTTCGTAGAACATGTTGTCACTATCTTCTGATATAAAATCTTTATTTTCGACATTCCAGTAAGAAGTTTGAACTTTATAATCAGGCCAATGTGATGCAGTAGTAAAACTAGGCACATTCCAAAGAATACGATTATTAGGCTGAATAGCATAATTACCGTTATCAAGTGCCAGAACATGTCCACACTTATGTTCTTGGGGTATTTCACTATGCTCAGTATCGAGGATATTAGGCTCTGGATGAGCCCAATCAATCGTAAATAAATATTCACCAGCATAAAATTTTTTATCTACCCCAAGGTATTTACATTTTTGTCCAATTAGAAAATCAAAAGTATTAACACTAGGATAATAGCTAAATGAATTCCATAGTTCAAGATCAACGAGATTTTGATTCGGAACTCTACTGCATTCAAATCCTTTTTGAATAAAAGCAGAGATAGGTAGTCGCCAAAAGATTGCACCGTTTGTAAGTAACGTATGAAATAATACAGCCCGCCCTGGTATGCTTGTAAGACCAAAGACCACACAGTCTTCAGTTTCTCCTTTATTGAGTTTGAGATCATATAGATATTCCCTCCTTATTTGACAATAAATTGGCGGGATACTAGCATTTAAGTAAGACATTGAACAGATAGTATCTTTTTACAAAATTTTTTTATACAAAATTTTCAAGAGGGTCTATTTTTACAAAATTTTTTTTTACAAAATCTAATAGATAGTATCTTTTTGCAAAAATTTTTTTTACAAAATTTTTATATGGATACCGGTTATTCATCACCCTTTACTTACTCTTTAACTAGTAAGCCGTCAAAAAGATTTTAAACTTTATAGATTATTTTTCATTTAAACTTAATACGATTTTTAAAGATCCTAGATCCTAGATTTATTTTTTCTTTTTATTTATTCTTGAATTTAGGTTGACTTGCCGTGTATCATTTGCCGCAAGCATAAAAAAAGCGGCAGAGATTTATTTCCCTGCCGCTTTTAATTTAATTATTTATTTAAGGTTATTTACTAAATTTTCAAAGTGTTTTTGACTATCGATAATCTCACTTGAAACTTTGTTATTTTTAATAAACTCTTTATTTGAGTTTAATAAATCTAAGTACAAAGATTTTTTCTTAACATCTAAAAATAAACTATCATCAATTAATAGATTACATTTTTTAAATCTATTATTGCTAGTAGTATCATAATCTATATCGATTTTACGATATTGATTATTGAATGCGCTATCGATAGTTGTTGAGAATTTAGCGTTTTCGTAAATCGAAAATGCTTTTGTTTTTTGTCTCTTAGTATTAACTAATCTGAAGAGAATTTTTTTAGCTGATTTCTCTCTTAAAGATAAAGCAACTTTATTCTCTATGATTGGTTTTTTTTCTAGTTTCATTTTTTTCTCTCTTTCTAAGTCTATTAACTCTAATAATTATATTAGATATAAATTAATAGATTGATTCGAATATATATATGTTCTTACAAATTAGAACAATAAAAACACTCTTAAGGAAATAAAAATGCTTTAACATTGTGCTACTTTTGTTCTATTCGCCTATAAGTAGTATTTAAACACTTATAAGAAATAATAAAAATATAAGAAAAAATACCGTTAGAATATGCCTAAAGAAATATATCATATTTATAATTAATTTAATTAATATTTAATTATTCTTATTCGATCCTTTTAATACTTAATAATTAATCAATTGCTATTTTTTTTAATAATCCGGATCCTTGATGCTCCGAGCTGAGCACGTGTGTCACTGATCCTTGCGGATCCGATAGGACGGTTGCGGAAGGTTGTTGTGGCTCAACGTCATCGACCTGATCACCGATGATTAAGCCGCCTGCATCATCAATCAACAACCCGTGGTCCACGCGGATTTGTGTTAAGTATTGAGTAAGGTCATCCTCGGACATTGAATCAAGAGTGTTTGTTTTAATTTCTTTTTTCTCAACCAAGAACCCTAATAGCTGCGCCTTTAGTCTTATCGCATTCACAGCTGCAGAATATTGACTATCTTTCAAAGCATCCTTGATCAACAAGTCAAGTCTTTCAACCTCTTTTGACACTGATTCATTAGTCAAGCGCCTCACGTCCGTGCGCAGTCGGTCAATATACTGTATAATCTTATCTTTCTTTAAGTTGCGTGCAGCTTGAACGTGTGCTGATGTAGGACTATATCCTGCGTCAACAGCCGCTTCTCTCTTACCTTTTCCTGCTGCTATACCCTCACAGAACTTCTTTTCAAGGTCCGATAAAGTAGCTTCGTTTGTTTGATTGATTAGGTCTATACTTATCGCCATATTTATCCAATATAGCGATTAATTTTTTATTGTCTATTAAGAATATGACGGTGGGTATTTAGGGAAATGTTCTGGTGTTCCTCTATAGTAATAGTTTGCTTCAAGACCTTGATCACAAGAAGTTATTTTTTTACCATATAATTTATTAAATAAAACACAAGCACGATTAGCTTTTCTAGGATCTTTAAACAAAGTCTTACCTTCTTTTACTCTTTCGCCTGCTGTAAAATACCAGCCACCTTCTTCTTGTCCTCCTTCTACTCTATCAATAGAATAGATAGCCACTTTCCAATAATTAGTAGTTGTCATGTCTATATACCTGTGCATCTACACGTTGAATACTAACATCAACTTCTTTTCTTCTTTCACGATGTATTCTATCTATAACTTCCATAGCTTTATACCTAATAGCCGCATCGTCCATATTAGTTTCAGTATAATAAACAACTTTATTATCTTCAAAGATAACATAGCCATCAATAGTTCTATCTATAGCATGACCTCTATATAGACCTATATTATAAGCTAATTTCATATTCATATTTTCTCTCCTTTTTAGTTTTAGTTTATAAAATAATAGTAATAAAAATATAACAATATTAAACAATATTAATTACTCATTATATCTTTTATTGCTTCTAAATCGGAACCATCATCACTTAAATCTTCTTTAGAAAAGCCAAAACAAAAGACTTCTCTTGCTTGTCTTTTAATTTCTTCTTTAGGAACTTGATCGTAGGGTTTCTTATATATATCTTCAATCATATCTTTAAATGTAATTTCTTTAGGCACTTTTAACCTCTTTTAAATTTTTAATTTTAATGATGTAGTTATTAAATTTAACTACATTAAAATTAGTATTATGTCTTTTACAGAAACCTTTTAATTGAAAAGCTAATTCTTCATAAGTATCTGTATCTCCAATTACTTGTGCTAAGTCTTCAAAGTGTTGTTTAGTTAAGCTCATTTTTTTCATTTTCATTTTCATATTGTTTAAATCTAATATCATCAAAAGATTCAGTTTTTTGCATATTAGAATATTCTTTCATTCTTGCAGGTATGACCACATTATCATCGCAAGGTTTACAGCACTCTCCATCTTCTTTTACTGGATAAGGATTATTACCCCAACCAATAAATTTTTCGTTACAAATACAACAAATTTTAGCTTCAGTCATATTTTTTACTCCTTATAATAGATTGGCGTAATTGTTCATTACGCCAAATTCTATATTCTTCGTTGCTGCGAGAGAGAAAAAAAGCAACTAAAATTCCTGTAATTATTAATATACTAATTAACATTATTAACCCACTAACTATTAGCATTTTGACTTTCTAAGAGTTTATAAATACCAGCATCTACTAGTTGTTTATAAGCTCCTTTTTTAGTTCTTTTTAGTCCTATAAAATATCTTGCTAAAGTTCTTACTGTAGAACCTTTACTTGGACTACACATAATGTGACCAGTTTCAACTTCTGATTTAAGCATTTGTAAACACATAGCAATCTGAAAGTTAATTCTTTCTTCTTGATTGTTAAACGTTATCATTGTCATATATTCTCGCTTTCTTTTAATTTTATAATATTTAAAGTTTTAACAGATTAAACAATAAAATTATAATTAATGTACACTATGAATTTTAGATGCAAAAGCTTCTTCTAGTATATTACTTTTAGCTAAAACCTCATCTATTTCAGGAAGAGATAATAGTAATAAAATGTATCTAATTTCTTGACGTGTATAACCTTCTTTCTCTCTTAAAAATTCAAGTCTTTGACCAACTTCTTCTGGTAAATTAGGAGATTGTGGATTTTTTAAGTGTTGAGCATAGAGAAAAGCTACTCCTTTAAATATTCTCTCTGATAAATACTCAGGCATTTCAGCATATTTTTCTGTCATTTATTTTTTCTTTCTAAATTAAAAGATAGGCAAGTATCTAAAAAGTAACTTGCCTATCAAATAGACTACTTTATTAATTTAATTAATAAAATATCAAAATTATACAACTATTTTAAAGTATAAGTTGATTTAGGCGATTTAGCTGCAGAAGTTGCTTTATCTTTATCTTCTGTTGCTATAAAACCTCTTTCTCTATCCCAATCTAAATCGATTGTTTTACCACCAGCAATTAAAAAATCTCTGATAGTCATACCTGTTTTATATAGACCAAATCTTTTGTAACCAGCAGAACCCTCTCTTTTTGGATTCTTAGCTACAACAACTTGTATCTTACCATCTCTATCGTATTTGTATGTCCCTTTAAAATCTTTAGGGTCCATAACTTTTCTAGCTTTAGGTTTAGCTATAGTAGGTTTAGTTTCTACTTTAGCCGCAACTTTTGGCTTTTGTGCTATGTTTAACATAACTTTCTACCTTTCTTTTATTAGTTTAATTAAAAATATATTATACAGCCGATAATATTATAAAACAATAAAATATCCTAATTATCATTTCTACTATAGAGAAATATTAAATAATATATTAACACTTCAAAATTAGCCTTGCGAGCAGCCTCGGGAAAGTATTGGCTCTATCTTTAAGTTAGATGACTAGAATCATTGGTATTAAAGGAAAGGTATTGGTGGTATTGGCTCTAAAAAGAGTGCCAATACCACTAGAATCATTGGTATTCGCTGATAGTAGTGAAAAGGTATTGGTATTGGCTCTTTTTCTAAATAAATATTTTATAAAATTATTTTTAAAATTCCCTATAGTAGAAATCACTATTAGATACTGATCAAAAACAAAAGTAATATAATCAAAAATAAATAGATAAACTCACGAAAAAAATAAATCACTTGAAAATCCTTTAATTATTTAATATTTACTTATTATATTAGTTTATATAGAGGAATTACAAGTATCTTTATTCATTCCTATTTATTTCAAGTATAGCAAGAGTAAGAGTAGCAGAATTGTTATTATCCGTTTGACCAAAGATATAATCATTTTCTTGTAATATAATAGGTCCTTTTGCTAAATTAATTGTTTCTTTTGAAGCAAGTTGATCATGGGCAACTTCATAAGAAACGTTAGCACTATAATCATGAACATATATTTCAACATTATTATTATTTGAATTATCATTTGCAACTTGTATATTTTGAATAATAGCTCTACTATCGCTAGGACTCGTGTAAAAAGTTGCATTAGCTGTTGTAAGTTTTGCAAATGCGTTTCTATAATTATTAGCCATAGTGATTCATGTACCAAGTTTTTCTATCCAATTCATCATTAATATCTTTAGAATAGGTAGAGTTTAAAATTTTAATAATATCTAATAAGTCTTCAATTAATTGATTAAAATCAACAGATTTATATTCTTCAGGTGCGTTATTTAATCGTGTAAGAGGTATTTTAGCCATAGTTTATATGGTACATTTGATCGATATACTTGTACAGTTAAGAATTACTCCTTAACTAATTCTTCTTGAGTATTAACCATCTCTTGTTCGATACTTTTTATCTCTTTTGATAAATGTATCATACCTAGAGTTACTTGATAGTTTGCTAAAAATTCACTAGCCCACTTTGCTTCAAGTGCTCTTTTCTTATTCAAAAGATCCAGTAGTTTTATCTCCACTATTCTTTATCTCCTCGATGAATAAAGTATTAGATGTTTCACTAATTAACTTATCCATATATTTCCAATTGAAATGTTTTAGTGGAACTTTCCACAACATTTCTTCTGCTTGTTTCAAGTCATCACATTCACATTGTCCTGAGGCGTAATAACCCCCACGTCTGAACTGATAACGCACAATCATTTAGATTGGCATACCACATTTATTATGTATTGTAAAGTCTAATTAAACCAGGAAGGAACGCCATTTTTCCACGTGGCGAATTTAATTTTTTCTTTTAAATAAAAAGTCTTATAAGCTGTAATTGGATTCTCGGTCTTATATTCGTCAGGCATACATAATGGTATAGGAGTTGCTCTAATCTCAGGAATATTATAAGGTGGAATAGATAAATGAGTAGCTAACTTGATCCATGACGCATGAGTTTTATTATATCTTTCTTGGTACTCTTTACATAGATTATACCATAATTGCCATAACCATTGATAATTCTCTACACTAGAACGTGTCCATATATTACTCGGGTGATTGATATGACTGGCTAAATACAGGCTATTTTCACGTGAATCGTCAAGCTTCCATACTCTTACTTGTCTTTTACCTGATCTACTTGATCCACGGCTCTCTATTCCATCACAAAGCCGGTGGGCTGTAGAGAGTAATTGCGCATATTCGATAATCATCTTGACTACGTGTTTATCACAATGATATTCAGCACATTTCTTAGGATTTTCGTCTAAATAAAAGATATTCATTTTTTATATAAACAAAGAATTAAACCTTCTATTCCCATATAATCTTTATATTTACCTCTACGAATAATAGGCATATGATTTCCAAATAAAAATGTATTTGCTTTGAGAGGTATAAATTTTTTTTTATAATTTTTTATAATATATTGGTGTACAAATTTATATTCGTATTTCATAATATAAATATAATATTTTTAAATAAGTATAACGAATACCAAAATAAGTCCGATTAATATAACAACAAATACTGCGTCTAAATAAAGATCACGTTTCATTTAGTCATGAGTAAAAGACAAACGTATCCTAGGAGGATGATAATTATAATTTCATATACATATAATTCTTTTATTAATTCAATCATGGGTACAACATCAGTGTCCACATTAATAATATAACTAAAATAAATATAATTACTAAACCGATTATCATTTAAAATAACTCTCTATAATATCATTTACAACACGTTCATATTTCCAGCCAAGATATATTCCTAAAATTGTACCGAGTATAAACCAGATCATGCGTAACAATATATTGTAAGTTTAGTTGTGCTAGCAGCTCCCCATATTTCATGGTCATCTCCTGGCGACAACTCTTTTATGTTTTCTATATCATCAATATCAAATCCATTATCTTCTGTAAAGTGTTCGTCAGCTTTTTTATCGATCCATTCTATAAATGGTCGATTATCGTTATCACTATTTTTATGATAACCCCACCAATAGACTAACATATATTTATTTTTTTTCATAAGTCCTTAATATTTTATGCATTTCAGAGACACAAAGAGATTCCATATGAGCTTCATAGTCTCCATCGTTATTTGTATTATCATAGATAAAAACTAAATCAATAGACTTTAGATGATTTTCTAAAGCAATTCTTAATTCATCTTTAGTCTTATGATATATCTTCCAATTATCTGGCTTTTCCATTTTCATCCCATGTTTGTATTATATCTCCAAACTCTTTATTTAGATGATCTTCTTCTATAGTTTCATCTATAATTCTAATGCCATATTCTTCTTCGCAATAGTCAGTTTGTATATAAGCTCCCATATCTTTTTCACAATTACATTGAGAAAAAAACTCATCTTTTTTTTCTTTCCAACGTTTTTTATCAGTTATCTCTAACTCAAATGTAGTTGGAACTATTACTTGAACTTGAACTTTTATATTTTTCATTATTTTTCTTTCTTTTTTGTTTTATTCCATAATAAAATAAAACGTTGTAACCAATCTACTTGATCCTCGGTTAAATCATTACGCCATAATTCCGCATCGGCAGAAGCAAGAGGATGTAATTCTTCTTTATCTCCCCAACGATTGTATATAGTCGATAATGTATTTAAACTAATCATTTTCTTTCTTTCTTTTTGATAACCAGTCCATTACTATTTCTTTTAAATAGAATTGATAATGGTATAGTTCATCAAAATATTCTTTATCTTTCTGTCTTATTTTATTACTATTAATTAATTCGTTCAGTTTATCTACAGTAATAAATTTCATTTTTTTCTTTTCTTGTAATTTAAAAAATCAATTACATTACGTCTTTCAAAAAACTTTTCAAATAATTTTCTTGATTCTTTTAAAAAAATTTTAGGTGTAATAACTTTATATATTTGAATTATCTCTTTATGAGGATTAAAAGCAGGATCATTTTCATTTTGTTTATAAAATTTTTTTGCTAAAACTAATCTATCAAAAGGACCAATAAATCTAATTGTATTTATTGTACTCCCTATGCCTATAAAATAATCAGATTTATTCTCCTTGCTCATCTATTAAAACTACATTTCCTACTATTTTAGTTTGTTCTATACGAGTGCGATCAGTAGTTCCTGGATTTTCGTTTTCGTACCAAAACCAATAGTCTTGATATGCCTTCGTAGCTTTTTGATTTACTGGTAAATTATGTAAAAGACCTTCTTCGTTAACCCACATCGTATAGTTTTTACCATCATATCTACCCTGAGATTGTTCTATAAAACCCCCAACAACTCCTTGAAGATGTTCTAAGTCTTCAATAGGTTTTTTTAAATCAGTTTCTATATGAAGTCCTGAAGACCATATAAAAATATGTTTATAATTTTTATCGCTCATTTATTTATTCTTCTTTCTTTCTATGTTAGCGAGAGAAAAATCGGGTGGCGATTTCTCTCTCTATTTTTAATTATATTAAATAAAATTAATTTAAAACAATATTTTCTTCTATTTCTTTTAAATTAG